CTACTATTCGCCTCAAGGTGTCGAAACCTAAAACTCAAGGCGGATAGTTCAACTGATCGCCACAAAGGCGATTTTTTTATATCCGTAATCCTGACTATGTCGGGAGGGCGACTAATACAATACCTTCGGGAAATAAGTCCAGCCCTTTCCTTGAGCGGGTTTTCGAACCTCCCGACGCCACTGTCGAAAGTGGCTTGTTTTAAACAAATACTCAAGGATTACAATATGTCAAATCTTACTATCTTCAATTTTGAAAACACTCCTATTCAAACCATCGTAGAAAACAACGAAATCTTTTTTAGAGCAGCTCAGCTTGCAGAGTTATTGCAATATAAAAATCCACATAAAGCGATTAAAGATCACGTAGATTTTGACGACCTAACGAAACGTGAGATCGTGAATACTATCAATAAACGTGCTCAAGTTCTCTTCGTGAATGAAAGCGGAATGTATTCATTAGTCTTGAGCTCAAAATTAGAGCAAGCTAAAAAAGTAAAACGTTGGATAACTAAAGAAGTTTTGCCGCAGATTCGTAAAACAGGAAAATATCAACTTCAACCACAACAACTTGCCTTGCCAGAACCTGAGAAATTCACCTTTGAATTTACCGAATATGAACTCCAACAGCTTGCTTGGTTATGGTTCGCTTTCAAACGTGGCGTAGGTACATTCCAACATATTGAGAGAGCCTTCAACGTTTTAGGCTCAAATATGAGTTCACAAATCTACGGACAGGCTTACGAATATTTAAGCGTGCTACGCTCTACCAATCAAATTTTAAACCGCATCACAAGTGATTTTGGCATCGACCAAATGACAAATTGGCGTGTACTGCAACACTTGCGAGACTTTAATCCAAAAGCCGTAAAAATCGACTTCTAAAACAACGGAAAATCCGACCGCACTTTTGAAAAATCGTGTGGCGGATTTTTACACCCGAAATTCACTAAATCGACTAAAAAGGAAACAAAAAATGGAAAAGTTTACTGATGTATTCGCAGAAATCACACGCCCTTTAGCAAAGCTTGCTTGTGCGATGTTTATCGCCTTTTTGATTGGCGGAATCTCCTATTGTTTTGCAAGCGAACCGACTGCATTAGAGCGTGAGCAAGCTCGCATACAGTGGATTGCCGAGAATGGGCAATACCAACCAAATCTAACAGAGTCAGCTAAACAAGAGGCTCTAGCTTATACAGAACAAAAACAAAAGGAATTAGACGATGAAAGAAAAAAAGACTTATAGAGTTGATGTGGAAGAGATGAATGGCGCATTTAAAGCATCTTTCTTCGTTAATGGTCGCCTAATTCATAAAACGTACCCACAACACTCAAAGCAAAACGCTGTGATGTTTATTAATAGACATATTGAGCGTTACAACGCTATGTATGGAACACGCTTTCGCTTAATTGGCGATAACAAGCCAAAAGTTAAAGATAAAGAGAAGAAAATCAAAATCCCTAAATCTGTTAGCAAACGGAAATTCCTATCTCCATCAATGACCAAGTCTCTAGGTAGATTTGCCAATTACATAAATCAAAGGCAATCAAAACAAGATGATAAAGACTTCTTCAACTTCTTGGATTTAAAACAAATGTTTGGCGTTCATCACGCAACCGCTATGACTGCGGTATATCGTGGCGAGATTCCGCAACCTAAAACGCTAATCATCAACGGTAGCCGAGTTAAAGGTTTTCAGTTTGATGATGTGAATAACTTTTTCGAAATTATAAGAGGTGTGTCAAATGGAAAGCTTACAAGCACAATGGGAACGCAAAACGTTCGATGATTATGACCGCAGATGTTGCGCTGAAGATGCGTATAACGAGGCGGTAGAGCGTGAAATTGAGTGTATTGAAGAAGATATTTCAAATGGTGATAGCGAAGAACTCTGGAAGTTTAGCGAAAAAGCATTTGAAGATGATGATTTTGTGAAAGCTATCGCACTCGGTAATGATTTTGAAGAAATGCGAATTAAAATCTTGACCGCTATGGCAGAAGATAGATTAGAGCAATTAGAAAAGGATTATAGAAATGGATACATCCTTAATGATTAACCAATAAGGGTGAAACAAAATGACTAACCAACTACAAGCCAACCAGCAAGTAAAAGCTCCCATTAAGCATAAAACACTTCGGGAGCTTTTTAATGACCCGATTATTAAGACGAAAGTCGAGCAATTAATTGGGAAGAATTCGGCAACATTTGCGACAAGCGTGATGCAGATTGCCAACAGTAACGCACTACTTAGAACCGCAGAGCCATCAAGTATTTTTAATGCGGCTTGTATGGCGGCAACGCTTAACCTACCACTTCAAAATGGACTAGGTTTTGCCTATATCGTACCTTTTAAGAACAACAAAGAGCGAAAAGTAGAAGCCCAATTTCAAATTGGTTACAAAGGCTTTATTCAGCTCGCTCAACGCTCTGGACAATTTAAAAGATTGGTCGCTTTGCCTGTATATAAAAAACAACTCCTCAAAAAAGATTTTATCAACGGTTTTGAGTTTGATTGGGAGCAAGAACCTGAAAAAGACGAAAATCCAATCGGATATTACGCTTATTTCAAGCTTGTGAATGACTTCTCGGCTGAACTTTATATGAGCCATGACGACATCGTTAAACACGCTCAACGATACAGTCAGACCTTTAAAAAGGGGTTTGGCGTATGGCATGACAATTTCGAAGCTATGGCATTAAAAACTGTAATGAAGTTACTGCTATCAAAGCAAGCTCCATTATCCGTTGAAATGCAACAAGCGGTATTAGCTGATCAGGCGGTAGTTAAAGACGTGGAAAATCAAGAATTTAATTATGCCGACAATATTCAAAATGCTGAATTTGTAGCGGTTGTAGATGATGAAACGTTTAACAACTGCAAGCAAAGCATTATCAACGGTGAAACTACTCTACAAGACTTGTGCGATAGTGGGGCTTATGAGTTTAGTCAAGAACAAATTGCGGAATTAGAGGCGGTTGAGAATGGAAATGTACAAGCTGAAAGCTAGATGCTCTGGGCTTGCTGATTTAATGGTTAAACCGAAAAGCGGTGGCGGTATATCTGCCACTGCTAAAAGTGCGGTTAGAAAGATAGTTAAATATGACTTGTTTGGCTATCAAGATTTTGAGGGTAACAAGTACACCGAAAAAGGCATCGCACTTGAAGAGCAAGCCATTAAATTAAGCGGTCGCAAGCGTGGATTAGCGTTAAAGAAAAACGAAGAAAGACGGGAAAACGATTGGATTACTGGTGAATGTGATATTTACGTTCCAACTAGAAAGCTAATCATTGATACAAAATGCTCATGGGATATTGGATCGCACCCATTCTTTACCGATGAGGCAGAAGAGAAAGCGAAAAAAGCCGGTTATACAATCCAAATGCAAGGCTATATGTGGCTATGGGATTGCGAAGAGGCTCAAATTGACTTTGTTCTATTGCCTACTCCATACGAGCAATTATCAAGCTATGACAATCCGGGGCGATATATTGATTTAGTGGAGCAAATTCCACAATCAAAACGCATTACAACCGTTACAGTTAAGCGTGATGGCAAAATTATCGAAGAAATCAAAGAGCGAGTTAATGCCGCTCAAGAATACTATCAACAATTAATTAAGGAAATGAGCTAATGGCCAGTTTAAACAAGTGCCTATTTATCGGCAACCTAACCGCAGACCCTGAAATCAGAACAATGCCTAACGGTGAGCAAGTGGCTAACTTCACCATTGCTCTTAACGAGAAATACAAAGCGAAAGACGGAAACATTGTAGAAAATGTTGAATACGTTCGCATTGTACTCTACCGCAGATTAGCTGAAATCGCAGGTCAATATCTACACAAAGGTTCGCAAGTCTATATTGAGGGGCGATTAAAAACCCGTAAATGGCAAGATAACAACGGACAAGACCGTTACACCACAGAAATTCAAGGCGATAACTTGCAAATGTTAGGCGGTCGCCAAGATGCGGCACAAAATCAACCGCCTAAACAGCAAGATAAACAACAAAAAGCACAATCTAAACCTCAACAATCTGAGCCGCCAGTGGATGCTTTTGATGACAATATTCCATTCTAGGGGTGAATTATGACCAAGAAAATAACTTTAACATCATATAGAAACACTCCAATAGATTTTAGTGTTGATGAGATTGAAAGCGTTGATATTATCAACGATGTAACATTTATTACAACTAAAGGTAGATTAGCTTACTCCGTAAAAGAAAGCAAAAGCCGAGTGTTAAAAATGATTGAGACCGCCAAATAAGGCGGTTTTCTTTTAGGTGAACTATGAACAAACAACAAGCAGAACACGAATTAGCGGAATTACACGAGAAAGAACGGAGTTTAGAAAAGGCTCTTGAACTGGTGCGTGAGAAAATCCGTGAATTAGTCAATTACACGGATAAGAATAAGGAACAGAAATGACAACAGAAGATATTCTGAATGAGCGAAGAAATACGCACGGGGATTTTATTCAAGGCTCTGTTACGTTTAATGCGTTAATGGAGCTTATCAATAATAATCGCAAAAACATTGACGGAGTGCAGTATTACGCTTTGACAATGATGGCTGGAAAGTTAGTGAGAATCCTTAACGGTAATTCACACGAAACAGACCATTGGCAAGACATTATTGGTTACGCAACGCTTGGCGGACGATTGGAATTAGCTGAAAGCCCTGATAATACAAGTGAACCTCTAGTTGATATTTTACCAGTGGTTAATCTTAAGCAGTAAATCAATATTTAACAATATCCAATAGGCGTTCCAAGTGAGCGCCTTTTGTTTTAGGAGAAAGAAAATGAAAAATTTTGACTTAAAAGCAGCCTTGAATGGTGAGCCTGTAATGCTTAGAAATGGAAAAAAAGCGTTTGTAGTGTATGACCTTAGAAACTACCCAGCTTTAATGGGTAAATTAGGTAAAAAACCACTCAACGGAATTGTTTTCAATAAAGATGGAGATGAATGTAAATATATAGATGTTGAATGGAATGAGGCTGGTTCAAATGCCTCAGTGCAATTTGACATCATTGCAATGTGGGAAGAGCCAAAGATTAGCATTGAAGATTTACCTAAGCCATTTAAACCTCAAGAAACAGAGAGTTACTATTATATTAATGGCGGTTGTATTGGGTACAGAAATGAGTATAGATATAGCAATTTATTTGACAGATATGCAGCAGAAAATGGCAACTGCTTCAGCACAAGAGAATGTGCTGAAATGTGGCTAAAATTAATGAAAGGTATGTTGGAGTAAATATGAAAGCATTTACAGAATGGTTAATTTATTTATTAACAGGAGCGTATGTTATTGCAATGGCTGGAGCTGGAATAGGATTATTCTTTGGTGTAGCGTGGAAAGCGTTTTGCTGGGTTACAGGATAAGATATTGAAAAGAATTGATTTACATTGACACCTCTTAATTTCGGATTAATATAACTTTACTTTCAATAGAAAGTCTGTGGCCACAATTAAGTGGTTTTTTTGTATCTGAATTGAGGTGTCTGTATGTTTAAAAAGTTATTTTCTTATTTTTCCAAAAATGATAATGATGAAATTAAGCAAAAAGAAGAAATTGAAGTCGTTAAAGATCAAATAGCTATCCCCTCTGCTCCTAAAGAAACTATTAAATTTGAAGATCGATTAAAGTTAAGAATAGAAAATGCTTTATCTAGATATGATTTTATAAAAAAAGAGAAAATATCATTTCTTGCTAGTGAGTTAGTTAATGATAATTTTAAACATAGTGAAGATCTTCTTTCTTTAGAAGAAAAGCGAGCATTAAAGTTAAATACTAGAGCTAAATATGCAAGAGATTTCATCGATTGTTTTTCTGATGTAGAAAATCTGGATTTTGATCCTAAATTATTTTGTGAAAATCTAATATATACTGAACGCTCAATATTATGGAGTTTAGATAATCTGGAGGAATTAAAAGGAAAGAAATTTATAGAAAAAATTACTCTGGAAAAGCAAATCGTATCAGAGGGGAAAGAAGAATGGGTTACAGAAATACATAATATTAATGAACTCCATAACTTTGAACAAATTGACTACACAGAAAAAAGAGTGCTTTTTTTTATTTCTCCCAATATAGATATTGACAACCTACTCAATCGGGAATAGGATTACCGCACAACAATTTCTTCTAGCGGTTTCCGCACCCGACAGCATAGCGGTTTTTTTATGCCTAAAATTTAAATGTGCAGATCTGCATATTTAGAAAAAAGGTACAGAAATGTACCTTTCGAGGATCGGGTCGAGAGAACGATATACAATACATCTGAATAAGTTCCGCCGTCTAGAAGCGGTTGTTGAAGCCCGATCACCCTACAAAAATGATCGAACGATAAACAAAACTTCTAGAGGGCATAAACATGTCAAACTTAACAATTCTTAAAACTTCTATTCGTTCATACGAAAATCTCTTTTCATTAAATGATCTTCATGTCGCCAGCGGCGGATTAGGAAAACATCGTCCAAGTTTATTTGCTCGTAATGAACAAACTAAAGAACTGGTAAAAGAGATTGAAAATGACCGAAGCACAAAAACGATCTTCGCTTTAAAAACAATTCGTGGCGGTTCTGATATTTCAAAGCAAGGCACGTGGGCTTGCGAAGAATTAATGCTTGCCTATGCAATGTGGATTAGTCCTAAATTCCATTTAATCGTATTACGTGCGTTCTTAAATCTACACAAGAAAACGACCGCACTTTTACCAAATACAATTACACCTGAACAACAACAGGCGATCCAATCAGCAGTACAACAAGCACACCATAGAACAGGTTTACACTGGCAAGAAATTTACCGTCAGTTAAAATCCGCTTTCAAGGTTGCTAAATACGACCAAATTCCACAAAGCCAATTCGGAAATGCGATGGCGTTTATTATGAACTTGCAACCTATTGCACTTCCACCAGCAGAAGAAAGATTTACTTTTGATTTAACGAAAGAAGAAATCTCAAATATTACTCTTTTGTTATTCTCACACGGTCAGATGAATTGGTTACTTGGAAGATTGATTAAACCGTTAGAAGTAATTGGCTCGTCATATAGTCCGACAGTTTACGGACATCACACAGAATATAAGCGTTACTATGATAAATCGTTACCACTAGCGAGAAAGCTTATAGAACCGCTTAAACAAGCCCATAAAGCCGATTTTGAACATTTGCTATATCGTTTATCGGCTAACTAAAATAATTCACTATAACCGCTCTTATGGGCGGTTTTTTATTGGAGAGAATATGGAAAGAGAATTTTTTGATGAATACTGCAGTCCAGAATTATTAGCGTTAATAACTGGATATGTTTGTCCTAAATATC